GAAAGCTGGAAGGAGAGGTGGATAGTGTGCTTAGCTACATTAAACAATGCAATGATCAGCTTGCAAAGGCTCCAAGTCTGAAGAGCTTGCATATGAGAGTGCAGCTAGCAGAGATGCTGAAGGACATCAGATCTAAGTACAACACAGAACTATTAGTGACTCTCATTTGGATGATGGCAGAGGTGGTATGCAAGTCACCTAGTCTACTAGTTGACGACAGATCTTTGAGATTCATATTTGTTTCTGGCAGCAGGTTGAATTGCAGAATGTTCTTTGGTAGAGACTTAACTAATGTTGAGAAACTAGTAGTTAATACTGTCTGTTTTGACAAGAACCTAGAGATGCTGATCAAGTCAGATGAGCTTTACAAGTCTACAAAACTAGAGGACCTTGGGACTACTATGGATGATAAACTACTATTGCATGCTATCTACAAATTCACAACACTGGCAACATTACAGAGTATGGCTAGATTCAAAGAATCTGTGAAGAATACTAGAACCATGCTTGTGAATCACAAGAGTGAGAAAGTTATAACTGCTGTAGCAAGGCAATGCCTTGAAATGGACAGCTCTAACACTATAGATTTCTCGCTATCAGTAGCCAACTCAAAAGTGCCTTTAGATGTCCAAACAGCAGCTAAGGTACAGCTGGGTAATTTTAGGGATCTAGGTGTTCTAACAGTGCAGATCAAGGCAGTGCAGTCTTGTAGTGAGAAAATAACAGATCTGATCCTAGAGGGCCATCCACATGATATGATGGTAAATGCACAAAGAAAGGAAACTAGTAGGCTGGAAACGTCAGAAGATTATAGACAGGTTGAACAAGGAGATGCCTCAAATGTAACATTTGGCCTCTGTGATAACCAGGCTTGGGGACCAAAGAATCGAGGTGTTGAGATGATTATAAGCAATGAGTCATCTTACTGTTCGAGCCCTCTAGCTGATAAGATTATAAGCTGCTTTTTGACTAGACTGAGCAGGAAAAGAGTGTTCATATCAGAGAAAATTCTCAAATCTTGTCTGAACATTGTCAGACTGCGAGGGATGCAAGTAAGGAAGGCCATAGATGCACCAGATGGAAGAATATACAATATAATGAAAAATGGAAGGAAGATGTCATATGAAGACTTCATTGATATGGGGTATACCAATGGAGTCTCACTAATATTAGATCAGTGTCTGTGCTACAATAATTTGTATTTTGTGTGTAGCGCACACATGATTCAGGGAATCCCACACAAGATGAGTTCACTATCACACACTGC